TGCGCAGGCATCGACGGACGCAAACTCAGTTTCTGTTGGTGATTTCAGTAATGAGGAGGTAGGCGCGGGTGCAGTCTCAGCAAACACCCAGAATTTTGGTATTTCTCCTGCACAAGCAAACGCACAATTTGGCACAACAAGCGGTGGCGGTGGTGGCGTCTTGGGTGGTACTTCTCAAGCGGTGGCGGATGCTGAAATGGGCGGCGGTTTAAACGCAAACGCTGCAGGCTTTAACGCAGCACAGGCGCAAGCAGAAGCTGATGCTAACGCAAACGCTGAAGCTGCTGCGCAAGCAGAAGTTGAATCTCTTGGTTTTGGCATCGAGGATTTTGGTAGCGTAACTCCTGACGTCCAAGATGATGGCTTTAATCAAACAAGTTTCGATGCGATGATGGGCGTTGAAGATGATAACAGCGTAACTCCTGGTTTCGATTCTTTATCCGCGGCTCAAGATCCTAGCCAAGTTGCAGCTACAGACATTAACTTTAATCCAGCTGCGTTTCAAGAAATGACGGGTTTAGACATAACGGGTTTAGGTACTACGGGCCTTTCTGACGAAGATGTAGATGTGCAGGCTATGGGAATAGCCAAAAATAAGGATCCGAATACTTCAGGTGTAACAGCAGATACTCTTTACGGCACAAGTAAACTTACAGGAGAGCAAGTAACGGCGATGTCTCCAGCAAAAGCGAGAGCGATGACGGGTGGTGCTGGTTCAGGTAAGGATGCAAAAGGCCAGCTGGCTGGCATGAACTTTACTCAAAATAAAAACTCTCTTGAAGCAGGTAAGCAAGCTGCGGCAATAGATGTCCTTGGCGCACAGATTGGTGCTGGAAATCTCACAGGCAATGAAACCATTGATGAGATTAACATAGAGTTAGCTAAAAAAGGTGTTCAAATAGACTCAGGCATTCCTGGTATATTAGGCAAGAAACTTGATGACTATAATAAAAACTATCAATTAACCCAAAACGAAGACATTATTGGCAAGTTGGCTCAAGGAACTAATTATTCTGGGGATACTAAGGGCATTCTTGGCACGAACATTGGTGCCCTAAAGGGTGTAACTAATTTTAATGCTCTTTATGATGCCAACGGAAATATAGTTGGAACCCAAGCGGTTAATGCAGCGGGAGATCCTGTTGGTGGGACAAGTGGTATTACAACTAATACTCTTGGTGGTGTTCAAAAAATGGGCAATGTATATTCAGATGCGGATGCAACGAACCTTTATGGTGGTGTGAATGAAGCTGTTGATGTAATGAACATGAGTCAAAGCAGCGAGGAAGGCCCGCCAGATGATGTAACATCTGTAGATGCAAATGGTTGTGTGATTGGTTCTGAGTTTTTTGATGGTCAGAAATGTTCGCCTATTGGATCTGGAACAGGAGATGCAACTGGCGGTGGCACTGGCGGAGGATTTACGCCTTATAACTATCAGCCTGGACAAGGAACCATGCTTAACCCAGACTTTTCTGATGTCTTTACTTCCAATGTTAACTTTACTGGCATTAATCCTAACGCAAGCAACATGAATTTTTTAAAACCACGCGTTAATCCGTATGGAAACTTTGCTGGTGGCGGAATAGTGGATATGATGAGGAACAATCGTTATAGATGAGCCTAGAAACAATACCCGAAGAAGCTCTTCGTGAGATTCTTTCCTTAAAGCAGGCGCAAGTACGGCTCACTGTACGGGAAGAAGCCAAAGATAAGTTCATGCCGTTTGTTCATCATGTCTATGATGGCTTTATCGAGGGTCGTCATCACCGTGTAATTGCTGAAAAACTGGAGTTAATTGCTCAAGGTAAGCTAAAAAGGCTTATCGTTAACATGCCTCCGCGTCATTCCAAGTCAGAATTTGCGTCTTATCTTATGCCTGCGTGGTTCTTGGGCCGTAATCCGAAGTTAAAGATCATTCAGGCCACGCACAACACGGAGTTGGCGGTTAGATTTGGCCGAAAAGTACGTGATTTGTTAGAAGATCCCCAATATAAGGACGTTTTTCCTCATTCTGAGCTAAAAGCTGACAGTAAAGCGGCTGGAAGGTGGGAAACGGAGCAAGGTGGCGAGTATTTTGCGGCTGGTGTGGGTGCTGCGGTGACTGGTCGTGGTGCTGACCTCTTTATTATTGATGATCCGCACTCGGAACAAGATGCATTGAGCCAATCTGCGTTTGATAACGCTTTTGAGTGGTATACTTCTGGTCCAAGACAGCGTTTACAGCCTGGCGGGGCCATTATTGTGGTTATGACGCGCTGGGGGATGAAAGATTTAACGGGTAGACTGTTAAAAGCGCAAGGTAACGACATTCTTTCTGATACTTGGGAGGTTGTGGAGTTTCCAGCGATTATGCCCTCAAATGAGCCATTATGGCCCGAATTTTGGGGAAAAGATGACCTTTTAGCGGTAAAAGCGTCCCTTCCAGTAGGCAAATGGAACGCTCAGTGGCAGCAACAACCGACCGCAGCAGAGGGTGCAATTGTTAAAAGAGAGTGGTGGAACGAGTGGGAGAATGATAAACCTCCTTCTATTAAGTATATCATGCAAAGTTACGATACGGCTTTTTCTAAGAAAGAGACTGCTGACTATAGTGCTATAACAACATGGGGTGTTTTTAACCCTGAAGACGGTGGGGCTGATCATATTATCTTACTTGACGGTAGAAGAGGACGTTGGAACTTCCCAGAGCTAAAAGAAGTTGCGGGTGAGGAGTACGAATATTGGGAACCTGACATGGTGATTATTGAGGCCAAGGCTTCTGGAACACCTTTGACGGACGAGCTACGTCGAGCGGGCATTCCTGTCATGAACTATACACCAGGCAAAGGACGTGATAAGGTAACGAGAATGCACATGGTTGCTCCTTTGTTTGAGGCGGGTATGGTATGGGCACCAGAGAAGAAATTTGCGGACGAGGTAATTGAAGAATGTGCCGCATTTCCTAACGGTGATCACGACGACTATGTAGACAGCATGACGATGGCTCTGATAAGGTTTAGACAAGGCGGCTTTATTACGCTAGAAGGAGAAGACGACATGAACGGCGAATGGTATCCGAAACAAAGGGAGTACTACTAATGGCAAGAACCCCATCACCATCATCTTCACTTGTTGACTCTGGTATGATGCAAGGTGGCTTTTCTGAAGAGCTTCCATCAGTAGACGTTGAGATCCCTCAAATTGAAGACTTTGCTGGAGGTGCTGAAGTTATTCAAGACGGCATGGGCGGTGCAATTGTTCAGGCGTTAGCTGAAGGCGGTATGCAAGAAGAAGATATGATGGCTCAAGCTTATGACCATGATGCAAACTTGGCAGAAGCTTTACCTGATGATATTCTAGGAGAGATTTCCACAGAACTTAGGGATAAGTACGAAGAGGATCTTGAGTCAAGTTCCGAGTGGCGAGAAGCTTATACCAAGGGGTTAGATTTACTTGGCTTGAATTACTCAGAGCGAAGTCAACCGTTTCAAGGTGCGTCTGGCGTTACGCATCCCTTAATTTCTGAATCTGTAACCCAGTTCCAAGCGCAAGCTTACAAAGAGTTATTGCCTTCTGGTGGTCCAGTAAGAACTCAAGTGCTAGGTGCACAGTCACCTGAACGAGACGCGCAATCTTTGCGTGTTAAAGAATTTATGAATTACCAGATTACGGAAGTGATGGAGGAGTTTGATCCAGACATGGATCAGATGTTATTCTATTTACCGCTATCTGGTTCTACTTTTAAGAAGGTTTACTTTGATGGGCCAAAGGATCGAGCGGTATCCAAGTTTGTGGGTGCTGAAGATTTAATCATTCCTTATACAGCATCGGATTTAATGACATCTCCTCGTGTTACGCATGTTTTACGCATGGACGAGAATGAAATGCGTAAGATGCAGGTTGCTCAAGTATTTCGTGATGTAGAGATTACAGCGTCTGACGACAGTAGCGACGATGAAGTTAAAGAGAAGATCCAAGAGTTAGAGGGCGTTAGTAGATCTTACACGGATGATGTGCATACTTTACTGGAAATCCACGTTAATCTGGACATAGAAGGTTTTGAAGACGTAGATCCTGAAGGTGAGCCAACGGGTATTAAGTTACCTTACATTGTGACCTTGGACCACGGATCTGGCGAGACATTATCTATTAGAAGAAATTATGATGAGAACGATCCTTTTAAACGTAAAAGGCAATACTTTGTTCACTATAAGTTTTTACCGGGCCTTGGTTTTTACGGCTTTGGTTTAATACATATGATTGGTGGACTTGGTCGAGCCGCCACGAGTATTTTGCGACAGCTTATTGATGCTGGAACCTTGGCCAACTTACCTTCTGGGTTTAAAGCTAGGGGCATTCGTATTCGTAATGACGATGAGCCGTTGATGCCTGGGGAGTTTAGAGACATTGATGCACCTGGGGGCGATATAAGGGGTTCTATTATACCTCTTCCATTTAAAGAGCCTTCAGCAACACTAGCCCAATTATTGGGCAACTTGGTTGATGGCGGTAGAAGATTTATTTCTATTGCTGATCAACAAATAAGTAACATGAGCCAAGATATGCCTGTCGGCACGACTGTAGCTCTTTTAGAGCGCGGCATGAAAGTTATGTCCGCGATTCATAAAAGACTACATTATGCACAAAAGACAGAGTTTAGATTATTGGCAAGGGTATTTGCGGAGAATTTACCTCCTGTGTATCCTTATGAAGTTGTCGGTGCGCCTTCGGAGGTTAAAGCAGAGGATTTTGATAGTAGGGTTGATATCCTCCCTGTTTCAGACCCTAACATATTCTCTATGGCTCAAAGAGTAACCTTGGCTCAGACGCAGTTGCAGCTTGCACAGTCAAACCCGCAACTGCATAATCTGACTGCCGCGTATCGGCGCATGTACCAAGCTTTAGAGGTTCAGAATATTGATGAGATATTACCTCCTCCTCAAGAGCCACAACCTATTGATCCAAGCATTGAGAACGCTAGAGCGTTAATGAATGAACTACTACAGGCGTTTGCACAACAAGATCACGATGCACATTTAGCGGCACATATTTCATTTATGACTTTGCCTATAGTTCAAACGTCTCCTCAAGTATTAGGTACGTTTTTTGCACATATCCTTGAGCATATTTCTATGAAATCGC